TGGATATAGCCGAGCAGATTGCTGTCCACCTCGATCATGCTGTCCGCCTGGACGCTGTAGACGCCGTTGCTGGCGGTCACAGAGGTGACGTAGAGCTTTCCACTGCCTAACACAATTCTGTCTGCTGCCATTTAATTCCTCCTATCGATCCGACTTGAAGGTCAGATCAAAATACATAATCCAGTCAATGTAGCCGGTGGCCGAGTTCTTCAGCGTTCCACCTCCGTTCTGCTTGCACCAGGCTCCATTCTTCTTGTCATCGCCGAGACTGATCAGCTTCTTCTTAATCGCATCCGCTAATGTCTCAGCGGCAGCCATGCTTGTGGCCTTGATCCGGACCATCAGCTGAGCATGCTGCTTTGCTCCGTCATCGCTGAGAGGCGTCCATTCGTATATCACGCACTCTTTGAGCTCGTCTGTATAGAACGGATGCACATCCAGCGCGGTTGCACTTTCGAGTGCCGATACAATTCTTGTGATCATAAAAGCCCCTCAAAGCATTTCATAATGTCAGATAGATGCTCATCACGAGCCGGCTTCAGGAAAGGCTGAGGACGCTGACCGCGCGTGAAGAATGTCTCTCCTGCAGCGGTCGTGTAAATCCACGGGGTCTGTCTGCCGTCTCCCTGAGATGAGTAGATGCCGGTGCCAATCTCGACATACGGCGCATAGTCGCAGTTCGTGCCGACGACACCGGTGTCCTCTTCCACTTTGTGGGTGATGGAGTTCCGGAGGTTGCCCGTCTTGACCGGAGCGTTCAGCTTAGCGTTGCGCTCGACCACAAGACATGCTTTTGTCAGTCCCTGTTCGATCGCCTTCGGAAGCTCCGTCCGGATGACCTTCTCAATATTCGACACAATCTCGTCGCTGTTGCTACTCATAAGTCCGCTCCGTTCCCTTCGCGTAATTCATGAACACGCGGTTGATGCGTCCGTGTTCGACATGCCCGACCTCGTACTTGTCGTCAACGATGGAGCCGATCGGGATCGTCTCTCTGGTCAGTCCGACGAAGTCATAAAGCCGGTACAGGCTCCCCTCCATCTCGTTTTCCTGCATCGCGTTCCAGCCAATCTTCATGTGGACGATGCCGGACGAGCCGGCTGTCTTGACCGGCTCGCCATAGGCTGATTTCGTCCATGTGAAAGAGGTATACGAATGTGGCGTAAATCTCATAAGACCACCAGCCTTGTCTGCGCCCTGAGCATCTTCTGTACCTCTTCGGAGTAGTCGGAAGAGTAGGCTTCGGAGATCCCGCTGTAGGAGATGGAACTAATGCCCTCATTCCCGAGCCGGTTCCACTTCTCGATCACCATCATGTTGACGGTGTTCTCGTCCGCCTCTTCCTGATGTGTCCGTGCGAGGTACTGGCCGGAACAGATTCCGATCAGAAGCTCGAGCTGCGCGACGGCAGCCGAGTCCGATGCGTCTATCTGAAGCAATGTTTCCAGGGTATCAATCTGCGCCATGATAACCCTCCTTTAATGATTAAGAGTTAGCTGTTGTCATCAGGACTACTCTTGTAGCGTCTGTGAGTGCGATGACTCTTGGCTGTCTTGTGTAGATAGTTGTCTTTCTGACGTTAGCGTCTCTCTCCTGCTCTGTCTCAACGCCCTTCTTAACGAACATTGTTACAGCTTCCTTTGAAGCCAGGAATGCCTTGCCGGAAGGAACAGCCTTGCTGATGTATACAGGAACTCCCATGATGTGACCGATGTAGCCGGTGCGTGCGAAGTCCTCAACATACTTCAGCTCGTCCTTCAGAGCCTTCCTTACTGCAGCCTTCTCAGCTGGGTTGATGAGGAAGAAGAGACCTGTCTCGTCTTCATATGGGTATTTGCTGATAGCATCGATGAAGTCGCCTACTACCCATGTGCAGCCTAACTGCTTGAGTGTAGCGCCTTCGAACTCTGCGACTACCTTCTCGGTAATGTCGTTGGTCATTGCTTCTGCAAGGCCCTTGATACCAGCCTCGATGAATGAAGGGTCAGTCATGGCCTGCTCATCATAGTAAGGGAATCTTGCCTGAGTCTCCTTGACGGTGTACTCAGCCTCTTCCCACTGTGGTGCGATGCTGACTGTGTTGCCGGCGCCCTGGTTGAGGTCCTCAGCGGAGCCTGTCGATGTGTAAACGTGAATCTTCTTCTTCATGCCGGCGGATGCCTGCAGCGAGTAATCGACTGTGCAAAACTGGAGCATGTCCAGCTGAGTCGCGAGAACGCTGTTGATCTTGTTCTCGAGTACGAAATTCGCGTATGGTGTGGTGGTCTGTGCTGCCATTGTTCAATCTCCTTATCCGATTAAGTTTCTTACAAGCTCCGGATCAGCGTCGTACATGGCCTGCTGCTCTGACAGTGGCAGTTTGTTGTACTGTTCCTTCGTCATCTTGCCGCTCATCGCCTCCGCAATCTGTGGGACTGCAGAGGTCGCCGCAAGCCGTGCCTTCACTTCCCGGGCTACTGCCGATTTGTAGATCTTGTCGAAGGCCTCGATCATCTGCTGAGCTTCCTCGACGTCCGTGCCGATGGAGAGCATGTCCGCCAGTTCGGCAGGCAGGCCTCTGGCACTCAGGACCTTCATGACTTCGTTCTTGGTCCTGGAGAGCTGGAAGTCCTTCAGCTGGGATTCGAGTTCGGCGATGCGCATGTCCTTCTCGGCCGCCGCCCTTGCTTCCTCATCAAGCTGGCTCAGGGTCTTCTCGTTCTCGATCTGCCGCTTGAGCGCCTCAATCTCGCGCTCCTTCTTCTTCATCGCAGAGCTGACACGTCTGTCGCCCTCCTGCTGCAGCATCGCGTTGACCTCTTCCAGCGTGTAGGTCTTAGCCTCTTCCTGTGGTGTGTTGGTGTTCTCGTCCATGTTTGTTCCTCCTGTTACGGCTCTGTGACCGCCCCATGATACTTAGTTCGCTGTTTATCGTCTGCGCCCTTTAAGACTATTCAATGACCGGCAGATATGTACATCTGCAGTTCGGATGAACAGGTATGACCGGAGCTCCGGCGATCTTGAACCGCTTGCCCCGGTATTCGTGGCATACATCACAACAGTCCGCCTCTGCAAGGAAGTCCACTTCCATACAGCCGGCGTCCTTGTACGAGTTGATGGCTGCCTCGTTGTAGGCGTAACTGGCTTCCGTCCTGATCAGCCGGTCCGCCTCGTTGAATCCGACGTTGTAATCCTTCATCAGCTGCTTCTTCAGCTGATCCGGATTCTTTCCGCCGATGATCATGCTCTCGATGTCGTTCATGATCCGGGAGTTCAGGTCGTTCGCGTTGCCCCATATGCGGTCAGAGTAGGTCACTCCGGACCAGTTCTGCGCGGCGATCGCCTTCGCCTGGTGCTCCGCGAACATGTTGAACTCGAGACCGAACTCTTTGTAGTTCTCCTTGTACGCGGTCGAGGCGACGCTCTCAAGAAGTGCGGTGACTCCGGCGCTGTCCTTGATGGCGAGCCCTTCGATCTCCTTCGCGATCAGCTCCCGAAGCGCGGAATAATGCCGGAGGTTGTACAGCTCCGTCCTCGTCAGTTCCGGTTCCGGTCTGCTCATGATCTCCGCATATAAGGCATTTATTTCGTCTGTGAGGCGATGAAACGAGCGGATGTATGATTTCCTCGTCCGCTTCGCTAACTCTTCAGCAAGAGCCTCTTTCTCGCCTTCCATGCGTATCGCACGGTCTTCCCAGTATTTCCTATTCTTCTTCGCCATCTTCGTCACCGCCGCTGTTGAAGTTCGCACCGAACAGGCTGAAATTGCTCAGCTTCTGCTCCTCGACCTTTTCAAGCTCGGAAGTCACGTCAATGTCCAGAGGCAGGAGAGAAAGCCTCGTCTCGTCGCTGATCACACCATCCAGCATCTGCACAGTCTGAACAGCGGAGTCGAGATCTGCCGGCAGGTTGCGCGTGAATACGATGTTGATGTCCAGGTAGTCCGTGTCGTTGACCATCTTCTCGTAGGCGTAGATCAGCTCGATACGTCTCCGGAGTCCTTTCTCGAACTCGGATTCTTTGAAGCCGACCGCGGTCTCGAGACCGAGCAATTTGTATTTCATCGCAACGCCGGAAGCATTGGAGGCGAAGTCCTGGTCCGTCATCGGCGGACAGAAGCTGAACTTGTGGATATCCTTGTCCAGCCTTTCCTTCTCGTGCTCAATCCATGTGTCGTTGATATCCTTGATCAGCCAGGAAGCGTTCCCGCCCTCCGGCAGGACCATGACGCGGTTATCCTTCATGTTCGCCACATCTTCGGAAGTCGTGCCCTCCATGCCGGCAAGCATGAGATAACTGTCGGCGAAGTAGTCCGCCTCGTTGACGCTGTCCGATTCGAACGAGTCGTATGCGTCGATCTCGCTGATCACGTTTTCGAAGTCGCCCTGGACCTCCTCGTTGTTGTAGTAAACATTGACCGGGATCTGCCCGAATGTGTGGAACCTCTGCTCGACCTGAATGAGCTCCACCCCGTTATCCTTGTACTTGGTGATGTCAAACGCGCTGTAGACTTCCACGTAGCGGATGTTCTGGTCCGTCTCGATGTCGTATGAATCCCAGTAGCGAATGACATACAGAAGCTCGGCTTCCAGATCGTCGTTGTAGATTGGGATCATGCCAGTGCTCGGCAGAGCCTTGAAGCGGAGGTTGCCGTCCGAGTCGATGTACAGGATCTCATAGGCCTCACCGCAGACGCTCTGATTCTTAGCGATTTCCTTGTTGACTGAAGGCTCGTCGTTGTACTCGAAGATCTCCTTGATCCGTTTGAGGGTTACCTCATCGTCTGAGGTGTACTCGATCGGCTCGCCGATGAAGTAGCCGACGATCAGCGTCGTGATGTATTTGGCATAAGGCGCCACGACTCTGTTGTTCGGCTTGGAAGCGTCCTCATAGTTCCGCTGCAGGATCGCATGCTTGCCCTTGTAGTAGTCAAGGAGCTTCAGCTTCCTCGCATTCTCTGCTCTGTCTCGTTCGATGAACCGGCTCACGATTCCCTTCGTCAGGATCCGGTCCTTGCTGAAGTAATATTTCATGTGGTCCTCCTAAAGTCCCAGTGTTGACTTGCTGAATGTGCCCATTCTCTTGTACCTGTCGAGACACTGCAGTGAGTAGCGGAGTGCGTCAAGGCAGTGGTTGAACTCGTCCACAGGCTCGTTGATGTATTCGCCGGATTGCCGGTCCTTCTTCCAGGAATAGTTCTGGAGCTCCGTGATGACATGTTCGCAGGACGGGTCCACGATGATGTCGTATTGCTGGAGCTTCTGGATCCCCTGCAGGATGGAGCCGGCGCCCTTGACTGCCGGATAGATCCTGTACAGACCGTCACGTCTCAGCTCCTCGATGCTCTTGACCTCGGCCGAATCTCCGATGATCGTGCTCTTGCTGAAGCCGAGTTCCTTGATGACCGTCGCGATCTGGTTGTTGAGGAGCCCCGTCCTCACGTACTCCTTCGCCACGTAGAGCGTGTTGTCCTGTTGGAAGGAAACGACGAATGCGGTCGGGTCGTTCGTGTAACCGAAGTCGAGACCACACAGCAGGTTCCACGAGGACGTGTCCTCCACCTTCCCGATCCTCCAACGGGTATACACGAGCTTGTCCAGAGAGGCGAACTCTCCGAGCGCATAGATCCGGTAGTAGGCGCGGTTGGTCTTTGCCATCTTCTCGATTGTCTCAATGTACTCCGGCGGCAGGAAGCTGTTGTCCTTGTAGGTCGTCTTGTGGATGACCGTGTCCTCGTCGACAACCGCGCCGTCCTTGAACCAGCGGCGATAGACCCAGTTGGCTTTTGACACCGGGTTGAAGCTGAAGAACATCTGAAGCCCCGGAGCCTTGGCTCGAAGCCTTAGGTTTAGCTGTTCGATGTCCTCCTCCGCGAACTCGGTCGCTTCCTCCACCCAGATGTCTGTGATGCCCGCGATGGACTTGATCTTCTCCGAGTCGTCCATGCCTTTGAAGAGCAGGACGGACCCGTTCGGCAGCTCGATCGTGAAGGTCGATTTATTTATCAGCGCATAAGGAGAAAGTTGAAAGGACGTTAGCGTATCAAGCACGAGCTGCCAGCACGAGTCCTTTAACGTAGCTCCGACCTTCCGCATGATCAGGATCTTCCTCTTGCTCCGGAGCGCTTTGATCAGAAGCTTCTGCGTGATGAACACAGACTTTCCGGAACCGGCTCCGCCATAGTACACTTCGAAACGATGGCTGTAGTCAGTCAGCCCCGGACGGAACGCGCGGTTGAAGATCTCGTTGCTGATCCGGATGTCAATATTCATCATCCAGCTCCACGCTGATCGTGACCGTCGTGTCCATCTCGACCCTGTCAGAAGGCTTCTGTCCGATGGTATCTCTCAGCGTCTCGAAGGACTTCGTGTCCTCCGTCGCTCTGGCGATGAGGTTGTCAATCATTGTATCCCAGTCGCTTTCACCCATCCGTTCGAGGATGCGGTCCTTTATTAGCTTGTTCTCGCGTCTCACTTCAGCAGACCTCTTACCGCCTCTCGACTGTTCCTCTACTGTTAGCTTGTGAGAACCCGGCTTCAAGTTCCGTTCGTTTGCCATAACACAAGTACAGGCTGCCGCGCCTGCTCCACCCCTTCGTCAATGCTTCACCGGAATCACCCGGCAGTCCGTAAATGTCCCCACAGAAAAAGCCCGGACTGGGGGCTCCGGACCTTTTCTCTGGAAGTTTTTAGATGAAATATCCACATCTCTTGACA